AACAGATGGAACTGCCCTAAAGAAAATTACAACTGGTAACAGCTCATCTACTTATAATCAAGCTGGTACTCCATCAACCATTTATAGCATCACTACTAACGGTAAGCAATACTTCTTTATCAATGGTACGCACGTTCACAGAGGCAACCTTGCTGGTACTACTAGCGATACTGAAATCTATAACGCTTCTAGCACTACTCGCGCCACTATTCGCTTTGTTAAACAACGCCTTATCGCTGCTATTGGCAATGTAATTTATGAGTTAGATGCTAATCACGCATCTGGTGCCTTACCTGCTGCTTTGTTTACTCATCCTAATACTTCGTGGGTTTGGTCTAGTATTTCTGAAGGACCACAAGCTATTTACATATCAGGCTATGACCCAAATGGTACTTCATCTTCAGTATTCAAAATTGGTTTAGATCCAACAATTCCTAACACTCTAGGTTTTCCAACTCTTGAAACACCAACTGTCATTATTGATATGCCCAATGGTGAACGCATCAATGACTTCGATGTATACCTTGGAACTTATGCAATCTTGGCTACGAGCCTAGGTTTCAGAGGTGGAGTGTCAGACCCTACTAATGGCAACATCCAATATGGAGCGCTACTATTTAGTGACGCTGCTTGTAACTCTATTGCTTTCAGGGATCGCTTTGCTTACATTGCAACTACTGTAGATGGTGAAGCAGGACTTGTACGGGTAGATTTATCAACAACTGTACTAGCCAATAGCCTTTACTTTCCTTGGGCTTGGGATTTAGTTGCTGATGGAACCTCAACTAAAGCAGCCCAAGTGGCTTTCTTTGGCAACTCAGACCGCGCTGCATTTACAAACGGCAATAATACTTGGGCTGAATCTACTACCTCTTTAGTGGCAGAAGGCTACCTTCGCACTGGTTACATTCGATACAACACACTTGAAACTAAAATCTATAAACTACTTCAAGCTCGTATTGATACCACCAATGGTGGCATTAACATTGATTCTATTGACTATGAAGATACCTATTATCGTATTGGTACCTTTGCTCAAGCGGCAACAGTTCCAGAAATTAACGTAAGTTATCCATCCGCTGCCCAAGAGTATCTTGGCTTTCAGTTCACATTGCTTCGCTCATCAAGTGATGTCCTTAAAGGACCACTATTTACTGGTTATCAATTAAAGTCCTTACCGGCAGTGCCGCGTCAAAGACTTATTCAATACCCACTATTTTGCTATGACCACGAGAGCGATAAGTTTGGTAATGAAATTGGTTATGAAGGATCTGCTTATTCAAGGATGTCACAACTAGAAGCAATTGAAAATGTTGGTGATACTATCCGAGTTCAAGACTTTAGAACAGGTGAATCATATCTTGGCATCATTGAAGAAATGGATTTTATCAATAGAACACCAGAAGATAAACGCTTCTCTGGATTTGGTGGAACCCTACTTGTAACCGTTAGGACGATATAACAAATGACTATAACCGACTGGGCTGCCCTATCTGTGGCTATATGCACGATTATTGGAAGTTTTATAGGAACAATCCGTTGGTTAGTTAAACACTATCTATCTGAATTAAAACCTGATGGAAATGGTGGACACAACCTCGAAGGGCGTATTTCTAGGTTGGAATTAAGGATTGAAGAAATTATAGATTTGTTAATCGGAGTTAAAAAGTGATAGCCCTAGCAAAGAAAGCACAACCTGCTGCTATAGCAGTACTGCGTCAAGCGACTGCCTTCAAACCAAAGCGAATTAAAGCATCGGATGGGCTACTACCATCTGCTGCCCACCAAAAGCAGAACCCAAACTCTGACCATAACTCAGGCTTTGCAGTAGATTTATCCCACGATCCAGTTAATGGATTCGATTGTGCTGATGTATACGAGCAGTTAAAGCACGATAATAGGGTTAAGTATTTAATTTTTCACGGTAAAATCTGGAGTCTTAAAAACGGTGATGATGTTTATACCGGTTCTAACCAGCACAACCATCATCTTCACATATCCATTAAGCCAGAGTGTGGTAGCGATACCTCTAACTGGTTTGCTTGGATGGGTGAGGTTCCGAAGGTAGGGGTACTTAATAAGGTTAAGCCTTTGCCTAAGAAAAAACCATAAGGAGAAAAATGAATAAAGAAAAAATCAAACAAGTTGCTTTAACTTATTTTCGTGCTGCCTTCGCAGCAAGTCTAGCTCTTTACTTGGCTGGGATTTCGGATCCAAAGGCGCTCTTATCAGCAGCCGCAGCCGCAATCGCAGCACCTTTGCTCAAGGCTATTGACCCTTCTGCCAAAGAGTTTGGCAAAGGCGAGTAATCTAAATACACTGCGAGGCGGTAAAAGGCGGGTGACCCTAACGGGTTTCCCGCTCTTTTTTTTATGCCTAAATTTCTGGGTCATCTACTGGACAAGGGATACATACTAAGTTCCCACAACTGGCACAGGTTCCATCTAAGAAATACCAGACTAATTCATAGTTTTCAAAGGATGCCATTATGTTAAAAACTACAGAACCACAAGTACAAGTATGTAGTGGACCGAGTGTTCTTAGGTCAGAACCAAAGACTTCTGGTAGTTTATGCTTGTTAAAAATTGGCAAGGTTGGTAGACGGAAACGCACTGTCTGCTTTACCCCTCATTTCGCCCAGCTCATTCGGGCGTTAAGCCCGACAGTACCTGCTCTGTAACTCGCCTTGTGGCTCGTAGTTTACACATTACCCTGTGTCGCTACGCGACGACACGCCGTACTGAGGATACAATCTCCACTATGACCACTATCGTTGGAATCTCTACCAAAGAAGGGTGTGTGCTAGCTGCTGACTCCCAAATTACTGAGGACAACCTACGCACCATTAGCCTAACCACGCCTAAAATTATATCCGTCGGAAAATATCTACTAGCAATCTCCGGTGATTCCAGACCAGGCGATATCCTTACCTATAACTGGAAGATACCCCTCTATCGCGGTGAAGATCCCACGCAATTTATGGGCAAGAAGATTATCCCATCCATCATAGAAGCCTTCCGCGCTAATGGTTATGAGTTCTCTAACGCAGATAAAGATAAAGAAGCAGGTTTTGATTACCTGTTTGCTTTCAATGGATTGATATACCACATCGCTTGCGACCTATCATTCCTACAGTCTGAGTATGGCATCTATGGTATTGGTTCTGGTGGTCAGTTTGCTATGGGTTACCTCTACTCGTCAGTGGTACCAGCTAGCATCACGCTAGAGAAGGCAGTTAAGTTGGCAAAACACGCCGTTGAAATAGCGTCGGTGCTTGACATCAATAGTTGCCCTCCGATTCAATTGGTTACCCAAGAGAGGATATAAATGCTTAAAGATATTGGCAAGTTTACGATTCATTTCAATCGCTATTATCTATCAAACTTCTCATTAGGTATTGATTATTATTACCTAGTGGAGTACGAAGAATCAAATAGAATCGCTATCATTTTACAGTTAAACCTTTTGTTCTTTAACATTACGATAACTAGATGGATGGGACAAGTAAGTTGATAGAGATAAAGCAACTACTACTCGATGCGCTTAGAACTAAGGACGCTGGTAAATCTCGCTCTACACAGGTGCAGATAGGACCATCAGAGTTAGGTGGTTGTCGTCGCAAGGTTTGGTATCGTCTTAACAACCAACCAGTAACTAACAACAATGAATTAAAACTTGCTGCAATTATGGGTACTGCTATCCATACAGAAATCGAGAAAGCTCTAGCAGATAACAAAGATGTAATCTTAGAATCCGAAGTTGAATACAATGGAATGAAGGCGCATATTGATTGCTGGATTCCATCCACCGGTGATGTTATTGACTGGAAAACAGTTAAGAAACAAAACCTTTCTTACTTTCCTAGCCAGCAGCAACGCTGGCAGGTACAGGTCTATGGCTACTTGATTGATAAGTCGGGGACGGGGAAGCCTCGAACCGTCAGTCTGGTAGCCATAGCAAGAGATGGTGATGAACGCGATGTTAAGGTTCACTCAGAGCCTTACAATGAATCAATAGCAGTTGATGCACTTAACTGGCTCGAAGGAGTCAAGGCATCAGCAACTATCCCAGAACCTGAAAGAGAAGAATCTTTCTGTAAACACTACTGTAAATACTACGATCCATTTGAAGAAATTGGATGTGGCGGTCTAAAAAAAGAACGTATAAAAGCTGAACGCATATTGATTGAAGATGAACAAGCAAGTTCACAAGCACTTGAGTATCTTCAATTAGATCAGCAGATTAAATTGCTAAGTGATAAGAAGGACGATATCAAAGAAGCTCTGCGCGGTATCACCGGTGTAACCAGTACTGGAGTTGAAGTTACTTGGACTACCGTTGCAGGTATAAAGCAAGTTGATAAAGAAGTAGTACAAGATATAATGGGATTCGTCCCAACGAAACAAGGACAAGAAAGTATAAGGCTTTCTGTCAAATTAAATGGAGGAAAATAATGGCTGCACCAGAGGGAACAAAGTTCCAAGTTAACTATCATTCATCTGATGGAACATTGGTTAATTTATATGCGACAAGCATTACAGAATTAGAAACTGGTTTAGCGGATTTAGCAATGAACGCTGCTAACATTCGTAAGACTGCAATTGAAATCAATGGCGCTCCTGTAGTGGCAGCTCCAACGGTTGCATCAATTACGCAAGCCTTTAGCGCAACACCCGTTGCATCAGGTGGTGGTGACACCGTTGTAGATAAGTACGGTAACACTTGGATATACAACCTTCCTGAAGCTCCAGAATGTGGCAGAGGTAAGATGGTTCTTAAACACGGCACAGCACAAGCCACAGGTAAGCCCTACAAGGGCTTCTATGACCCAGCATCGGGTCCTAATTGGGTTGGACCTAAAGTACCTAAAGAAAGCCAAGCATCAGTTATCTGGGCTTAGTTTGTGAGAGAGCCTAAAGATTACGAGGCTCCATTGTGCGCACAAATTGGTGGGGATTGGTGGTTTCCTGAGAAGGAAGATCATCCTGCTGGCAGAATAGATGCAGTACACGCCAAGAGCATCTGTCGTAGATGTCCTCACCAAGCAGAATGTGCAGAGTGGGGAATTGAGAATGAATCATTCGGTATCTGGGGTGGTTTATCTGAAAAACAACGCAGAGTATTTCGTCGCAGAAGAAGGATAATTACAAGGCAGGAGGGTAGAAGTGCTTAGACTTTCACGCGCTTGGAGTGGTGTAACTACCAAAGCTACACCCCTTCCGGTTGTGTGGAGAGCATTAGAAAACCATTCAATCAAATTCCGTCGCGGTCAGGTATGTATGGTTGCTGCCGCACCTAATGCTGGTAAGTCAATGTTCTCATTGATATATGCCATCAAAGCAAAAGTTCCTACCTTGTTCTTCTCTGCCGATACTGACACTACAACTGTAATGATTAGAGCAGCAGCGCATTTATCACAACATAAACAATTGACGGTAGAAAAAAACATTACATCTCGCGCAAACCACTATGACGAATATCTTGCCGGTATGAATCATATCCAATGGGTCTTTGACTCCAGCCCGTCACTTGATGATATCGAGTTGGAGATCAAAGCCTATGTGGAATTGTATGGAGTATCACCAGAGTTAATTATTGTAGATAACCTTATGAACGTTGCAGCAGAAACTGATAATGAGTGGGCAGGTTTACGAGCAATTATGATGGAGTTTCACGATATGGCTCGTAAAACTGAGGCGTGTGTACTCGTACTACATCACGTTTCAGAACAGAGTGAGTATGGTCCAACGACTATGCCACCTGCGCGACGCTCCATACACGGAAAGGTAAGCCAGTTGCCAGCCATAATACTGACACTTGGCTACGATCCAATTGGTCAAGTATTAAGAGTTGCCCCTGTTAAGAATCGGTTTGGTCCACACACTGCCGATGGTAGAGAATTTGCAACTTTGTTTGTTGACTTTGGTGCGTGTCAGATAGGTGATGCAGACTCACAAGGTAGGGCTTATCTAAACTCTGGTTATCAAGCGGTCAATCAATGAACGTTAAATACAACAAGGTTAAGGGAGCCACCTTTGAAATTGATGTGGTGAAATGGCTACGCAAAATGGGTGTAACTGCAGACCGATTAACTAAAGCTGGGTCAAAAGACCAAGGCGACATTATGGCTATAATCGCAGGTCAGACCTACATTTTAGAGTTAAAGAATCGCCAAGCGTTAAACCTTCCTACCTTTTGGAAAGAAGCACAAGTAGAAGCAGTTAACTATGCAAAGGCTAGAGAGTTAGAGGTAGCTCCACTTGCTTATGTAATAGTTAAACGACGTAATGCTGGCATAGAACAGGCTTGGGTAATCCAAGACTTGACACAATGGTTAGGAGAAAAGATGCCAATACCAAATGGAGATATCACAACAACAGAGATACTTAAACCAGAACCACCAAAGGAAGATAAATGATTTGTTACTATTGTCTTAGAGGTGGAGAAGAAAATACTTTAGGTCATTACAAGAGAGCGGCAAACTGCCACCTTAAATGCGAAGGAGATTGCCCTTGCCAACACAAGACTGGTCCAGGTCACATAAGACGCGCAGGGGAAAAGATAGAGATAGTGCAAACTCAATCTCCATAGTAGCGATAGTTACCCACTATGGCGGTGAGGTACGAGAAGGTAAGTCTGTTGCTGTGCGTTGTTGTATTCATAATGATTCAAGAAGAAGTGCAGTTATCAATACCTACGATAACTTATATTATTGCCATACCTGCGGTAAGGGTGGCAGTGCAGTTAGTGTTGTGATGGAGATAGAGAATTTGGGGTACAAAGATGGCATCGCTCGTGCAAGAGAAATTGTTAGTGGAAGCGGCATCTCATTACAGCCAGGAAATAAACGAGGAAACTCTAAAGTATCTCGAAGGACGTGGAATATCTGAGATAGTAGCAGCTAGGTTTCAACTTGGAACTATCACAGATCCAATTGCCGGTCACGAAAGTTACCTAGGTTGGCTATCTATTCCTTATATCACTGCGTTAGGTATGGTTGCTGGCTTTAAGTTTAGAAGGTTAGATGATGGCAAGCCTAAGTATGGTTCGCCATCAGGTCAGAAGTCGCATCTGTATAATGTTTCAGATGTGATACTAGATAGTCACCGTATTGCAATTTGCGAGGGTGAATTGGATACGGTGATTCTATCTGGAGTATGCGGTATAGCAGCAGTTGGAATCCCAGGAGTAGCTGCTTGGAAATCACACTTTGCTAAGTTGCTTGGTGGCTATGACACCATTTATATTATTGGTGATAACGATATTAAAGAAGATGGTACAAATCCTGGTGCTGACTTCGCTAAGCGTGTTGCATCAGAGGTATTGAATGGGACAATTGTATCATTACCACCATCAATGGATATAAATGACTTTTATCTCGCAAATGGGACAGAAGGAATTAAGAAGTTATTAGGAGAAAAAAGTGAATGAACCAACAGGAGATGGAGCAGATAGTACTATGGCTGACCAATCAGGGATTCGAGATAGTTGGGACAGAACTTTCAACTGGGATAATTTCGATAAGACCAATAGCCCTGCACCTTTAGCCGACCACGCTGCGGTATTAAACTATCGTAAACCTGGAATCTCCACCGATGATCTTGCTTCTTTCATTGAATCCTTTGCTTCGCTTCGCGTTAGTAGAGTAAAACAAATTGGCGCAAGCCAATACGAATTAGGTGTTGGACAGAAGTTTGAAACCTTTTCGGTACAAGACACCGTTAAAGAATTAGTAGAAGAACTAGCTGATGCTAGCAACTACATAGATTTCCTCGCTATCAAATTATTATCCATCGTTAGTGAGTTAGAATCTAAAGAGATGGACTGCGGTTGAACCCCAAACTACACCCAACCATCTACGACTTAGCACCTAGCGTGGCTAGAGTAATTTACCAACGCTACCGCAACTATGTGGATAAGGCTGATGTTATACAAGAGTGCTTTCTCTGGGCTGCGGGTAGGGCTGACCAGTTTGATGAGATGCTTAACGAACAAGATCCGGTACAAAGAGTTCTCAATGAGAAGAAAATAGCGTGGCGAATGAAACGTGCAGCAGAACGCTACGCTCGTAAGGAGAAGGCTTCTAGATCTGGCTATCAAACTAATGATGAATCTTTCTATCAAACAACCACTATCTCCCAGCTTCTATCGCATATAATTACTAGCGTTGTAGATGAAACTGTATTAGAACAAGCACAGAACCTTATCAATGATGGCACTCCACGTAAGCCTAGCGTCCCAGCAGAAGGTGGAAACCTATTAGCGATACTAATTGATATTAAGAAGGCTTACTTAAAGTTAGATGTTAAAGACCAGACGATGTTGCGTATGAGGTATCACGAACACCTTACCTTAGAACAGATGGCAGAACACTTCCAATGTGCTATATCTACAGTAGATCGTAGGACTGGTAAAGCTCTGCGTCGTTTACAAAATCAATTAGGTGGGGAGAGTCCCTACAATTGAAAGAAATAGAACTCTTTGATTACCTTAAAACTAATCTCTATCCAGACTTAGAAAAGTCTATTGGTATTTTTGATTCCTTTGATTGTATATCTAAACTTGCTGGTCACTACATAGAGTTAAAATGTAGGCACACTCATTACGATACGCTTCTGATAGAAGAAATGAAGTACCGTAAGTTAATTACACAAGCTGCTGAACGAGATTTGATTCCGTTCTACATCAACTCGACACCAAAAGGTGTCTTTTCTTTTGACTTGATGGATCTGGCAGAGCCAGAGTGGGTTAAACATTGGATGCCAGCGACTACAGAATTTGCTAGGTCTAATAAGATAAGTAAGTTAGTGGGTTATCTACCAATTGAAGAAGGGATACAGTTATGATTTACACTTTCAAGTGTGAGTGTGGTTATCTAACCGACATCGAACGCTCTATCCACTCCGAAGTAGAAGAACCTATGTGTCCGAATTGTACTAATTCTATGTATCGAATCTGGCAAGCTCCCGCTATCACCTTCAAAGGTAGTGGCTTCTACTCCACCGATAAATGAAAAACCCCCGCGTTAGCAGGGGCTTCTCTTTAGGTTGGTGGAAGGGTTACCAACCAAGACTCAAACCATATCACATATATTTTGTATAACCCACTCGACTACCGGTACTGCCACCGCATTACCCATCTGCTTATAGCGTTGGCTATCTGATTGGGTGACAGTCCAGTCGTCAGGGAATCCTTGTAATCTTTCACATTCCAAAGGTGTTAGACGGCGTACTACAGATTCCATAATAACTCCTGTTGATTGTTTAGTACCAGCCCGTAAGGTGTGGTGAGTATCAGCAATGCTATCGTTGAACTCATCATAAGCCTGTGCTACTAATGGCATATTGTTTCCACCTGTTCCCATTCGTGCTTGTAGTGTGTTGATTACACCATCTTGTATTCGTACATCATCTACCCTGTTACCGTAAAAGATAAACAATGTC